GCGGCTGTATCAAACTGCCATCGACCTGCTATTGGTTGGTCATCGAAACGATACCTATCGTTCTTCTTTGGGTAGCGAATGGTTCCTAAAGGACTTAACTTAGCAGAACCTCCCTGTCCGTAAATGTGGTCAAGGCGTTCTATCATGTGAGGTATGTCAAAGAATGTTCCTGCATGAGCAATCATCATGTCGGGGTCGCGCTCATGTAAGAATGCGATGAAGTTGTCATACATTTCCTTCTCGGATTTCAATATCCTCAAATTGTATGTCACACCACGAACCGAGCGTGGGCCGTAAAAAGGAATACCATACGGACAGTTAGTTCGCTCATCAGCCCATGCAAACACAATAGGCTCCTCAAGGTCGGAGTCAATGACTGCAATGACAGTCGTGAAGTTGTCGTCACCGGTGTTACACTCAATGTCATACCACCACTTGCGCGGTTTCCAACTAGGCATCACTTGACATTCTTCAACTAAGTATTGGTCGACGAAGTTCATATCGGCTTCGTATGTTTTACCAAACACTTGACTCATACCATGAAGGTCGTAAGGGTTATCACATTCAACCCTGTAAAGTGGAGTGCCGTTCAAGCCTTCAAATGTTTTAGTTTTGATAACTCTACTGTTAGGATAACCTCTCTTCATATTTGTAAAAGTTACATCGGGTGTTGCTTTAGGTACATAGAAGTGCGGTCGATAGTTACTCTCAGTTTGCTCAATCAGTCTACCGGACTCATCTCTCCATCTCATGTATAATGTAGGAGGCGCGTCACTATTGTATACAACATCAGCAATCATTCGTCAACACCTTCTTGATGTTTCAGTACAAGTACGGTAGGCATCTCAGCGTGTTGTAAGACTAGCGCGCTTTTATTTCCGATATGGAAGATGACTTCACCTGCACCAACTAAGGATAGTAGTTTAGGCAGATGATTACCAAAGACTGTTGTTACAGGCTTGGACTCATCTTTAACATCTACATTGATAGTTCGACTCATCTTAGCACCTCGTTGCGCTCCGGCTGTGATTACCATTTCACCATCTTCAACAGTCACTCTAACAGGGGAGTCTTTAGCAGACACCTTAGTCATAGTAGAAATACCATCAAACTCTAATGTAGACATAGTACCATGACATGATAACTCCGCGCGACCTAGTTTATTCCAACCGTTTTTGATTGCTTTGAACACAGCCTCGTTCGCTCTATCTACACTATGCGCTGATAGTGTATGGTTATGTGTCGGTGTGCTGAATACATCCTTACCGTTCTTCAAAGTTAGAATGTTACCAACATGTCTAATGTAAGTAAGTTCTTCTTTACATGCTTTAAGAAACGCTATTGCCTTCTTAACATCGGGTATCATTACATCACCGGGTTTGTAAAATTGCTCACCGGAATCTCCGTGAGTAATAACTGACATACCTTTCTTTAGATAATGAGTCGGCATGTCAACAGCACAAGTGATTACAAAGTCACCTATCTTTAATTTTAAGTCGACTACATTATCACCAAATGTAGATATAAATCCGTTGAACGCTAGGGTATTTACATGTGCTTGTGCTAGTGTCATTCTATCACCTCTCCTGTCAAGAGTAGATATTCTTTTTGACAATCTTCGCACAGTGATAAGACCTTATCATCTCCCACGCATTCGTAGTTACCTGCCGCGCCGCATAGTCTTGGTTTATCAATTCCTTTTATGTGTATTACTTCTTTCATCATCATCACTTTCCTTTACATATCGCAAACAAACACAGTCATGAAACATTATAGTTTCTTCCCCATCCACCATCAGCCTCTCTTGGACAGCACCAACGCCGCAGCACTCTACACAGTTAGGGTCGGGTTTAACAACCCATTTGTAGAATACGCATTCGCAAGGTTCGTTAGTCCAATCGGGTTCTGCTGTCCCATCACTATTGTAAACAGGACGCTCATACCATACTTCACCACTACCACCACATGCTCGACAAGTGGGGTTGGCTTGATAGGTAGGTATGTCCTCTTCACTTCTAGGTGTTGAGTTGTTGTGAGCAGGGGTGCCTGTTCGCTTCCAACTCATACTTGGCCCTCTCGGAGTTCCGGTAGTCCGTACCATTGTGGTGAAGCGTTTGCTTTAGTTACCATGATAGTTCTTCTTTGGTCTAGTAAGTCGGGGTTAGTTTTACACTTAACAAACTCAACCTCATATCTAGTTTCACCTGTCTTAGAACCATCTTCCCCGCGCACCTTCTTCTTATGGAAGTATAGTATTTGATTGAGGTAGTTCGCTGTGTGCTTTTCCCACGCTGCTTTCTTTCCTGTAATGTTGCCGGATGAATCTTGTATATCTTTGAAGTGAGTTTCAAGATAGACGCGCACTCCAAGCGACATAAGGGTTCTAGCAATTGTAGTTAGTTGATGGAATCTAGTAGAGCGAATCTGCCAGTTGAACCTCATACCAATCTGCTGATGCGGGGCAATCTTAGCACCAATACCATCGGGTGCAGTTCCTAAGTCTTCAATAAACATACAGTTGGTAGCGACATTATCCCATAAGTCGACAGCAGTAAACAGTACAGAATGTAGTCTAGGTTTGTCACCGGGTCTTGCTGCCCAATCAACTAGCGTCTGTCCAATCTTCATTACCCTTCTGTGAGTAGCAGGATAATCAATAGCCTCTCTAATCTCACCATCTTCGTCGAATGTTTGAAACATTACATTAGGAGTTAAGCATCTAATATTATTAGCATGTTCTTTGTGATGTGTTACTCTAGTTGTCTGTCCACCGCCATCGAAATCTAATACAAAGATAACATCGCCGCGCTCCTTTTCTTCGGGAGTCATGCTGTCGAGAACTATGCCTGTCTTACCAACACCTTCGGGTCCGACTAGACCCATGAGGACTTGGTTCTCCGGTACATTTACTCCTGCATTGACAATCTCATCCCATACTGATGCGGCAATTGGTTTACTGTGGCTTTGCTTCTCTTCAACCAAAGCAACAGGAACTATGTCACCTGTCATTGGGTCAAACTTTTCTTCTGTTTCATTAACTTCTTTCTTCAAATCGTTTAGGTTTGGCATTCTTTTCACTCTCCGTATTGGTCAGTTGTTGTTTCGCCGCCTTCGCCACCGGGGATGGCTAAGCGTGGAATTGCATATACACCGAATGTTTTGATACCGGGGCGCACTCCATTATCTGTGGCGCGCACACTTAATCTACCAAAGACTAGAACGGTTGACTTAACAGCATAAGGCTTGAATCCTTCTTCGGTCTGTGAGTGGAAAGGATGTCCTTTGTCACCTAGTAGACCATGAATGTAGCAAGGTAAATTCTGTCTGCTCATGTCACCATTGAAGTTTCTCATCAAGTCGAATGATGATATACTCATAGAGTAATCATATCCTAGTGGGTCGTACTCAGTTTCGCGAGGCTCTTTTCTCAAGTCACTTACTTTACCTTTGATAAAGACAAGAGGACCGACGGGGTTGTAACCCGGTACTATCTCTTGTCTTGTTTCAAAGACTTCTGCTAGTGTGCTTAAGTCACCGATGAAGTTCTTTGTTGATGGAACTAATTTCTCAGCCTTAATGAAAGGTCTAACTGATTCATCTACAAAATCATTACCAAAGGTTACAGCACCCGGTAGTTGGTAAGAGTTGTATGTATCAGCCCATTCGGGTTTGACATCTGCTCTTTGAGGTCTAACTTTCAATGTACATTCAGTAAACATTTGAGGTACATACCATTCATCGGGGTTGTTTGATGTAGCAGTAATCCTCAACACTCTTTGGTCGTCCATGAACATGTCCTTGTCATTACCTAGGAAGTAGTAAGTCCGTTGCCATCTGTAAGGAGTGATTGGTTCACCGAAACGACTCCACTGAGAGTTGTTTTGTAAGATAGCAATTGACAATCCATTCTCTTCAACTAAGAACCATGGCTTCTCATCAGCGTTTTCCTCAGTAGATACAAAACCGTCTTTCTTCTCAAGCATCCATACACCATTTCTTGTAAAGGCACGGGCTACAAGTCCTTGTTGAATCGCATCATCAAGGTCATTAGTAGCGGCTTGTATAGCAGGGTTTCTTTTGTTTGCTTGTGCGTCCCTAGTCTTAGGGTCGATACCTACGAAGTAACCTACAAGTTCGGTAAAGTTCTGCGAAGACGAGCCGGAGAATACTCTTCTCTCGACTACAAATGTTTCCGCTGCTTCAATTAAGAAGTCATCATCTTCATCAGTTGGGTTGTTTACTGCTAGTTCATTCTTAAGATAGGTGAAGAATTCTCCGGTAGCGTCGTCTAAAGTTTTGTTATGCTTTTCAGCCCACCACTTCAATCGTTCTTCAACTTCTTTGTTCATTCCATTATTGTTATCATTTGGGTTATTTAGATTCATTTATTTTCCTCCATTGTTCTTGTTTTCTTTGTCGTGCAGGGAAGCCACGAAGTAGTCAATAAATGACTCATCTCCGAGAGGCCATTGGTGCATTCTTAACACGAAATTGCCCCATACGACGAAGAAGGTATATAGTCTTTCTGTTGAAAGTCCAACAGTTTTGACATTTTTATGCATTCGGAACATCAGCGAGTGTACTGATGAGCCAGTGGATAAGATGTATTTCATTTGGTTTGCTACGGCAGCCCACTCACCTGCTGCTAAATCCATTATCATCTCATCGAAAGTAGATTGGTCTTCACTTAGATGATGTCCACTAAGTATGTGATTACCAATCGCGCGAAGGTCACCACCGTAGTAGGCGGTCAAATCATCTAAGTCATCGCTAGTTATTTTACCTGTACTACCATGTAGGTTTCTAGCATACGCGCGTACTTGTTTTGTAGTATAGGGTTTGAATTTGAAGTGAACACAACGGGATTTGATTGCCGGTATGACAGCCGAGGCATCATTGCAGGTAAGAATCCACCAACAGTTGCTCTTCTCCATCATACGCTTCAAGGCTTCTTGAGCAGGCTTAGTCATGCCTTCAAACTCATCAAGCAGTATTAGCCTAGCATTCCATAGACTGCTACTCATGGCTATGTCTTTTATTTTATTTCTCACAGCATCTATACCTCTATCATCGGAAGCATTCAACTCGACTATGTCTAAGTTGAAGTGTCGACCTATGATGTAGGCGGCTGTTGTTTTTCCTAGACCCGGCTGACCACTGAACAGCAGACATTGGGGGCTATCACTATCCCACTCATCGAGATAGAAGAGGGGTAAGTTCGGGTCATCGTTTCCAATAAATTCATTTGGGGTTTTTGGTTCAAATTTCATCAAATCCCTGTGTATATTCCGCGCCCCTTTATATAGGGGGGTAGGAAAATCCTAGTCATTATCAATATTATCATATTATTATTATAATAAAAATAGAATATTATTCTCTTTATAATATGATAATGATAATATTGATAATAGTTTTAACTAGGCGTCAATCGCACAAGTCTTTAGTTATCTATCATGTCGATTATCTCTTCGATGTTCTCGAACTTAGGGTTGCGTTTTTTGTAATCCAT